GACAAAAAATTTTTGTTGGTGCCTCCTCCCCTCAGAAAAAGCGAAATGAGGAAATGATGACGAAACTACCACCACCAGTAAAAAAAAGAGGAAGACCCGAAAAGCTAACGATTCAAAAGTTCGCTGCCAACCCTCCGGCTACCTTACCGAAGACTGACAACCAACGAATCAAGGAACTAAAAGAGATCATCATCCGTTCCTCTGGAAAAGACGTCGTCGAAAAAGTTGTCCAGATAGCGTTGACAGATGGCCACCCTGGCCAGATGGCAGCGATCAAGATGTGCATGGATCGAGCTTTGCCTATCTCCCTGTTTGAGAAAGGTAATTCTCAGAGAAGTGCCGTAACGATTAATATAACGGGGTTGGGGGGTGAGCCTTTACTCATAGCCCCGACTGATACCATTGATATGGAGCAAGGGAATGAATAACCCCGTGATAATCGGCGACGCTACGCTGTACCTTGGCGATTGCATGGATATATTGCCAACGCTCGATAAGGTTGATGCGGTTATTACTGATCCGCCTTATGATAAAAAAACACATGAAGGACATTTATCTAAAGTTATTGACAGACAAAAGTTGGGATTTGAACAGTTGTTTGATTTTCAATCTTTTGTTGATAAATGTGTTAATTTGTCTAATAGGTGGGTTGTTATGACTTGCGCAACAACTCATGCGCTTGAATCATGTAATAGAGAAGATTTTATACGGCTTGGAGTTTGGATTAAACCAAATGGAGCGCCTCAATTTACTGGCGATAGACCCGGTACTGGATGGGAGGCTGTTGCAATGTTTCACAAAAAAGGAAAAAAAAGATGGAATGGCGGCGGGCATCATGCTGTTTGGCAATTCAATATTGAATTTGGTCAACATCCAACTCAAAAACCCATTCAACTTTTTAGTAAATTTACCGAGCAATTTACTGATCTTAACGAAACAATCCTTGACCCCTTCATGGGCAGCGGCACAACAGGCGTGGCTGCTATTCAAATGGGGCGCAAGTTCATTGGCATTGAACGTGAGCCAAAATACTTTGATATTGCTTGCGAGCGCATCAATAACGCCCAACGCCAAACGTCCTTGTTTGAGCCAATAACCAAGCCAGAGCAACTGTCGATAGAGGTTAATTAATGGCCGACCTTAATTTCCAACTCCTCCCGTGGCAGCAAGAAGTCTTTGCCGACTCCCACCGATTCAAAGTGGTGGCGGCTGGGCGTCGTTGCGGCAAATCCCGCTTGGCGGCAACAACCCTGCTAATCGAGGGATTGCGTTGCCCTGCTGGCTCGGCTGTTCTTTATGTGGCTCCGACCAACGGTCAGGCGAGACAGATTATCTGGAATGTCTTAATGGACTTGGGGCGCGAAGTCATTGCCAACAGTCACATCAATAACCAAGACATCACCCTAATCAATGGCGCGGCGATTTATGTTCGGGGTGCCGACCGTCCAGATACGCTGCGCGGTGTGTCCTTGACCTATGCGGTGTTGGATGAGGTGGCCGACATTAAGCCGGAGACGTGGGAGCAGGTTGTTCGAGCAAGTTTGTCCGACAAGAAGGGTCGCGCCATGTTCATTGGTACGCCCAAGGGTAGGAACTGGTTCTATGACTTGTACAACTTGGGCGAGAATGATTCCGATCCTGATTGGAAGAGCTGGCACTTCACCACCAAAGACAACCCGCTAATTGACCCCGACGAAATCGAGTCAGCCAAGAAGACGCTATCGACGTTTGCCTTTAAACAGGAATACATGGCCAGCTTTAGTAATGCGGGCTCGGACATATTCAAAGAAGAGTGGGTCAAGTACGGTGTTGAGCCAACCCAAGGCAGCTACTTCATTGCGGTGGACTTGGCCGGATTTGAAGAAGTGGCCAAGCAAGCGGCCAATTCCAAGAAACGGTTGGACGAGTCAGCCATTGCGGTGGTTAAAGTGACTGACGAGGGCAAATGGTGGATCAAGAAGATAGAACATGGCCGGTGGGATATTCGGGAAACCGCTGCCAAGATACTGATGGCGATGCGCGACTATCGCCCATTATCGATCGGAATTGAGCGCGGAGCGCTAAAAAACGCTGTTTTGCCGTATTTGAGTGACTTAATGCGCAAGAATAATGTATATTCGCACATAGTTGACCTAACGCATGGCAACCGGAAAAAGGCCGACCGGATTATCTGGAGCCTCCAAGGGCGGTTTGAGCATGGCAGGATCGTGCTTAATTCAGACGAGGATTGGGATATATTCCTAGACCAGCTTCTCATGTTCCCTGCACAAGGGGTACACGATGATTTGCCTGATGCCTTGTCCTATATAGACCAATTGGCCGTTACATCCTATATGCAAGAGGATGAATCCGACGATTGGGAACCAGTGGATATTATTTCGGGTGTCTGATGGAACAAAATGACTTTGACCAGCCGACCGAAAATGACAAAGAATTAGTCAGTTTCGTGTCAGATCATTGCGATAGGTGGAGAACCTACCGCGATATTAATTTCTTGCCGCAATGGGAAGAATACGAGCGCATCTGAGCGCTCACGCATTGTCACCCCTGCCACACAACAAGCCGTTGAGACGCGCCATGCAGAAATCATGGAAGCGATCTTCGGCTCGGGCGAGTTCTTTGACATCAAAGACGACATCAACGATGTGGACGGCAATCCGTTAGACGTTGAAGCCTTGAAACTTCAGATGATGGAAGACTTCAAGCGCGACAAACTAAGAAAACACATCGATCAAGTGGTGTTGTTGGCTGAAATTTACGGCACCGGCATTGCTGAGATTGTCACGTCGATGGAAAAAGACATCGTGCCAGCGACGATGCCGATGCCAGGCCAAGCACAAGCGGCCATCGGTACGGTAGAGCGCCCTCGCGTATCAGTCAAACCGATGCCAATCAACCCTAAGAATTTCCTATGGGATCCAAACGGCACGTCTGTTGAGGATTGCATGGGCGTGGCCATTGAGAAGTACGTATCGATTCACAAGGTGGTGCGCGGGATTGAGAAGGGTATCTACCGCAAGGTCAATATCACCCCGACCTATGAAGATACGGATTTGGAGCCGACGCAAGAAGTCAGCCAGTACCAAGATGAGAAGGTACTGCTGCTGACGTACTATGGTCTGGTGCCAAGAGAGTATTTGAAAAAAGCGGAAGACGACGACATCGTCGAGCTGTTCCCTGACGATTCAGCCGCTGAAGATTACCAAGACATGGTCGAGGCGATTATCGTCATTGCGAACGATGGCCTGTTATTGAAGGCTGAAGAAAGCCCGTACATGATGAAGGATAGGCCGGTGCTGACCTATCAGGCTGACACGGTGCCAAACAGATTGCCTGGCCGTGGAACGATCGAAAAAGCCTACAACATGCAGAAATCCATTGATGCGCAAGTGCGCACTCACTTGGATTCGTTAGCACTAACAGCCTCGCCAATGATGGCAGTTGATGCTACCCGCTTGCCACGGGGTGCGAAGCTGACAGTTCAGCCTGGCAAAGCAATCTACACCAACGGCAACCCGAACGAGATTTTGTATCCGTTCAAGTTTGGCCAAACCGATGGGTCGAGCATAACGACAGCTGAGAAATTCCAGCAAATGCTCTTGCAAGCGACCGGCACACTAGACTCTAACGGTATGGTGTCTGCTGTAGGGCGCGATGCAGCTGGCACAGGCATGTCGATGGCGGTGGCCTCGATTATTAAGAAGTACAAACGCACGTTGGTGAACTTCCAAGAAGACTTTTTGATTCCGTTCATCAACAAAGCAGCGTTTAGATTCATGCAGTTCGACCCCGAGCGCTATCCGTCGGTCGATATGGTCTTCATACCAACGGCGACCCTTGGCATCATTGCGCGAGAGTACGAGCAATCGCAGTTTATTAGCCTGTTGCAGACTCTTGGCCCTGATACACCGGTGCTGCCGATCATTTTGAAGGGCATTGTGGCCAATAGTTCGCTGTCTAACCGCATGGAATTGATGCAACGTCTGGATGCGATGGGTCAAGTTGATCCAGCGGCACAAGAAAAGCAAATGGTGCAAGAGCAATTGGCCTTGCAAGCGGCACAAGCGCAGATTGCGGTCAATACGACGCAAGCGGAACAGAATCGTGCTGAAGCCACCAAGATTATGATCGACACCAAGCTGAAACCCTTGGAAGTACAAGCCAAGATTCAGCAAGGATTGACCGCTAACCTACCTAATCAAGCCGATTTGGCGTCTAAAGAGTTTGATAAGCGCGTCAAGGTCGCTGAATTGATGTTGAAAGAAGCCGACATCAAGAACAAGTCGAAAATTGTCGAGCTACAGATGAGCAAAGCCAAGGATAATGTCGTCAATGCTGAAAATGACTTCCTTGATGAACTGCAAAAGGGAATGCAATAATGGATATCGACAAACTGTTTAACGTAGACCAAGTTCCCGACGCTCTTTTTGACTCTGTAAACAACACAGTCTCAGAAGCTCGGGCAATGCAGAAGAAAAAAGCCGCTGAAAACGCGCAAGCCGTCATTGCCTCGCTGCAAAAGATGAAAGGCGACTTGGAGGGTAAGTACGATGACCTCTACGGCATGCTGGAGCGTCGTATTACCAGCATACAAGATGGTCGCGATGGTATTGATGGCCGTGACGGTCGCAATGGTCGTGATGGTAAGGATGGAAAAGACGGCGCCGCAGGTCGTGACGGTCGTGATGGTATTGATGGCGTCAATGGCATGGATGGTAACGACGGTATATCAATCGCTGATATACGTCTGGACTTCGACAATAGCCTAGTCATCACACTATCCAACGGTCGTGAGATCAATGCGGGTGAAATACTCCCGCCAGACATTACCGACCGCCTAAAAATTATCATCAATCAAGGTGCATCGGGTGGCGGTAGTGGTGGCGGTACAAGTTTGCCAGATCAAACTGGCAATGCGGGTAAGTTTTTAAGTACCGACGGCACCGACGCATTATGGAGTACCCCCGCCGGATCAGGTGATGTGGTTGGCCCGTCGTCATCGGTTGATTCTGAGTTGGTATTGTTTAATTCTACGACCGGTAAACTAATTAAACGTGCATCGTTAACAGGTTTAGTTAAAGCTACATCGGGCGTCGCTTCCGCTGCTACTGCTGGCACTGATTATGTTGCACCAGGCGGGGCTTTGGGTACGCCAAGCAGCGGCACATTAACTAATGCAACCGGTTTGCCTTTGTCTACTGGTGTGACAGGCACTCTTGCCGTTGCTAATGGCGGCACTGGTCAAACCAGTTTTACCGACGGTCAACTGTTGATTGGTAACTCAACGGGCAACACCTTAACCAAAGCAACATTAACCGCTGGCACGAACATAACGATCACAAATTCTGCCGGAGCTATTACAATCGCGGCATCAGGCGGTGGCGGTGGGTCTAGCACAATACTAGAGAACGAACAAGTAATAGCGTCTGATTACACTATATCATCGGCCAAAAATGGCCTATCAGTTGGCCCTGTTACTGTAAATACTGGGATAGCGGTAACGGTGGGTACTGGTCAAAAATGGTTAGTTCTTAATTAAGGAATCAACATGAGTAATTTAAAAATTCAAGGAAATGCGAGTGGAACAGGAACCACCACTCTGCAATCGGGAAACACTAACACTAGTTTTTCTCTTGCGCTTCCTACTGCCGATGGAACGGCGGGTCAAACATTGGTTACGGATGGCGCGGGGGTTTTATCCTTTGCATCTGCCGGAGCTGGTGACGTAGTTGGCCCAGCATCGTCAGTCGATTCCGAGCTGGCACTGTTCAATAGCACGACCGGTAAATTAATCAAACGTGCGTCGCTAACCGGTTTGGTTAAAGCGACATCAGGTGTGGCGTCTGCTGCTACGGCTGGAACTGACTACGTTGCGCCAAGTGGTGCGTTAGGCACTCCAAGCTCAGGCACACTAACCAACTGTACTGTTGATGGCACTAACCCTATTGGTTATCGTGATCTACCTGCTGTCGGTACTAAAACAGGCTCTTATACGCTTGCTACTGGTGACGTAGGTAAGTATGTGCAAGTCGGCTCTGGCGGTTCTATAACGATTCCTGATGCGACCTTTGCTGAAGGTGATGTAGTTGTTATTGCGAACAATCACTCTGCGGCAATAACTGTAACTTGCACAATTACCACTGCATATATCGCTGGTACTGATAC